GGAGTTTTGATTTTTTAAGTTCATCAAAACTACTCCAAGAGCTGTTCGATACAATGTCAAACCACTCGACAGAAACCATTGGATATTTATCTATTTCGTTTTTTACTTTTTTTCTTAAACTTATTTTTCGTTTTGACATTTACTATACCTACTTGAGTTTGTAATTCCGGGTTATGTTTTTTATTAAACAAAACAATAAACTCAGACCAACTAACTTTTTGTAATTTTAGGGATTTCTTCCGCCTCGAGCTCGATTGTTTTTGCATTATATCCATCAATTTTTTTAGACAATTCTTTTAATTTTTTTTCGAGTTCTAAACGTGTCATGCCCTCTAAACCACTAACTTTAACTTCTCTCTTATCAACATACAAGCCTGCTAATTGGCCAGATCTAAATTCAGCTTGCACAGAAACATTAAATTGTTTATTTTTTTCAGCTTGCTTTGATAAATGATCTAATCGTTTAAATCTTTTTAATTTATCTTTTTTAAATTTATTAACTTCTTCCTCATATTTTTTGTCAATATATTTAGCAATATGGGGGTTTAATCTTCTGTTAAGCAATCTTGAGGCTATTGCAGAATAATCTTTTTCATTAGCGCACTCATATTTGGCTTGTTTACAGGCCTCCGCGTAAGTAATTTCACCCCAATTTGCAACAAGAATATCACAAAACATACGTTGTTTTGGGGTTAAGTCTTTATCAGATCGTTCAATTTTTTTGATTTGGGCCATATTTTATATATATAGATTATTCTAACACATGAGCAAGTATCAAGAAAGTTTAGGTTGCTTTACCGCAAGACGTGTCTCTAAGGGACACCATAGGGACACCATAGGGACACCATTAAAACAGGCTAAAAGTGTTGCTATACTTAGTTTATTTGCTTTTAGGGACACTAGGGACACCATTTTAGACCCCGGGGGTGCTTTTTATTGAACAGAGGTCCATATAATCTATATAGATAAATTTCGGGGCCTCGGGGAGGGCGCGGGATCTGGGGAGGATTTTTCGGGACAAAAAGAGGATAATCTGTTATACTATAGGAGTTTTTTTATTCATAGAAAACCTTTTGTTGGGCCCGTTGTCCGTTGTTCGTTATTAAAACACATTGGATGATGGGCCTTTTTTATTTGCGCACGGCTACCGGATCACGTATAATGAAATTGGTTTATGTTTCATATTAACCTCACTTTAAATATTCCTCTGGGGGTCATATTTTAGCTCTCTCTTATTATATTCCCAGGGGAAAATTTTTAAGACCACCATGACTTAGGTCAATTTTTTAATTTATTTATTTTAATCATAATTAAACGTCTTTCCCCCGGAGTTTTAACAGATCGATAAGCTTTATATAAAATACGATATAAATTCCATTTTTTTTGTTTTTCTGTAAATGATATAATTTTATTTTTAATCAAAAAATTTACCCGTTCACTCACAACATCTGGGTCTAACCCGGCTAACCAACAAATAGTCATATAATCCTTTGGTTTTTTGGTAAACCAATTATAAGCGTCAATCTTAAAATAAGTTTCAGTTTTAGAAACTGAGGGGGATAAAACGTCTTCAAATGCTTGTAAAATAATGGATTGAAATAGTTTTTCTTCAGAGTGCTTTCTTTTTTCCATTAAAACAGTTGCAAGTTTAATGCCCAAAATCTTTAATAAGTTTGCAGAATAATTCACGGTGATGTTTTAAAATTTTAGGAGATAATCCCATGGTTAAACAAAAAGTATAATCTTCAAGAACACTTTCAATTAATTCACTTCTATCAGGTCCGTCTAAAACTCGACAAAATTGAATAGTTGGATCTTTTTCTAAATCTTTAGTCATTGGCATGTGCGGAGGGGAAAAGATGATATGGATTGAGGTACCTCCGCACACTTTTTTTCTAGGGTTCTAGAAAAATCAGAAATTCTATAATCATATTCAAATACCATAATTCTCCTTAATTAAGTTAAAGAAATTGTACGTTAGTTAATGAAGATAAAGAGCTTTACCCCTCTTTTTCATTGGGTATTAGAATACGATTTGTTTTTTATATAAATTTTTAAGAATGTTTGCAAGATAAAAAAGGGCCTAGTAACCTAGGCCCAAATTTATTTATTCATCATCTTGATCTTCGTCATCATCTTCATCAGCAAATCCAATTGTTAAATCTTCAATTGGGTCACCGTTTTCATCTTTAACAACGATTTTACCGTCATCGATAAGATCTTTTAAAGATTCTTCTACTATTTCTTTGATTGATTTAGCCATAATATCCTCCGTTATAGAGTGATATTATATTGATTTAAAAATAGATTATAAAGACTGTCACAAAAATTTAAAAAAGGGCCAGATCTCCCGGCCCTTTTTCGCTATTAAGCTATTTACCGTTCAAGAGTTTCTTTCCTTGAGATAGTAAACTCTCTCTGGTTTTATCATATGGCGAGCCATTTTTCTTTGAGATTTTCTTAACCTCATCATCTACTATCTTAGCAATCATAGACGCAGGCTTTCGAAAACCGTGACTACCCATTGCCCGCAACAGGCAATAAGTGTCAATGTCAACAGCACATGATTTCCATTTTGTTATATCCATTTCTTTCTTCTTTCTAATTATCATCCTCTTCACCATCCTGATATTCTCTATCGACAAAATATCTAACAAAATTAATTTTGTTTTGGACGTTACCGTTATAAATTTTATCGAATACTCTGACAAAATCTTCGGTGTTGGTTCCTCTTAACAACAAAGCTGATTTACTTTTTAAAGCAGTTTTAAAACGATCCCATTTGAACTTAGGATGTTCTGAAACAACCGCATAAGCCGTAATGAAAGATCTTGTTAATCTAATGTTAAAATTATTTTTCATAAACATTAAATCAGCACCAATTTCATTACATCTCTGCAAAGTTTTAATTTTAAACTTACCTTGTTTAAAATCAGCTCGAGTTTCCCTCCACATTGAATATCCGCCTGCAAGTAAAAATATTGCACACTCTAATGGCAAAGAATATTGTTTCGTCATCGCTCTAATGATTTGATAATCTTTTTTACCATTTTCAATATGAAAATTTAGATAAGCAGTCATAGGCCAATTTTTTCTATTAGCATTCATAATGGCAACATCAAATTCATTTTCGAATTTACCTCTTATGTATCTAACAGGCCTACCTAACTCTTTTCGAGCTTGTAAAGTATGTTGACCGTCAACTACCTCATCATTCTCATTGATAAAGATGGGCAGATCAAGATCTTTTTTCTTCATCTCCCTTATCAGTTTTTGCACGTGCCCTTTATCAATTGCACGATTACCTTTTACAGATTTAAACATACTGTAATCACGTGTAATGTGAATTACATTGTTATCATCTTTTTTCTTAAGTTTCATAAGTTTCCTCACTATTTTTTGCATCGATTTCACTATGGACTAAATCAGAAGCTGTCCATATGTTTAATGGATATATCGCCTGATCATCAAGGACTAGTGGTACCTTTGCAAGTTTATCTAATTGTAATTTAAAATGATCATCAGATTCTTCCATCGGTTGACCATCTATTGTTATTGTTTGAGTTTCAGAAAGCACCTCGTCCATTTCTTTAACCCAATCATTAAATGCCTCAGATTTAGATTTCATTTAAAACCCCCTCTGCGACTTTTAATTCTAGTAGTATATTTTTTGTTCTATTCATGATAACCTCATATTAATTTCTTTGTTTAATATAATTATTTTAATGGGATATGCAAGGAAAAAATGTTATAGGATAATATTATATTTATGACTAAATTTTTTACAGTGCTATATTTGTGTAGTGTTTTAAGTGGGCAATGCCCATCATATCAATATACAGGGCATTCATTTGATACTTTTTCAGAATGTACAGATTTTGGCTATCGTTTAGCTTATGGCACATATAGACAATTAGAGATTAATGAAGAGTACACTGATGAATATATAGAAAATAGCAGAATTGTTGTAAAATTTGAGTGTAAACCAATTGAAATTGAAAAAGAAATTACACCCCCACCAAAACCAAAAGGTAAGAGTACATAGTTGATTTCTTATCACATTTTGATATATAATAATACATGAAGCTATATCGAGTCCAAGTTAAATATAAAAATATATATATTGATGAGACACTTGAGGCTCAAAACGATAAGGCCGTCCTTGAGGATTTTGCTAAGAAGGTTGACTCACAGGATGTAATAGAGAAACCAGGTGCAGGATTTGAAGATCCAAACATTTTGTTTTTAACCTTCGAGGAGGTTGACCGTAATGCAACTACAAAAGTTAATATCGGAAAAACTTCAATTGGAGTCCAAGTGGGCCAATCAGGCGTTAACTCAGGGTAGAGTTACTACTGATATGAAGTGGATCGATATCAGGATCAAAGATCTTAAAAAAAAGATTAATGATCAAAGTGTTGAAGACGCAAAAAAAGGTCTTTTAGACATAGCTAGTTAGACTAGCAAAAAAATTAATTTTTTATATTAGGGGACCTGTCTGCTCAAAAAATTAAAAACCCATTAAATCCCAGAAAGCTGCGAATTGTCGCAGTCATTCCAATAACACCCTAAAACATCATCGCTCTAGAATTTAATAAAAATATTTTTTTTAAAAAAAACGCAAAATCAAATTTGATATAATGTCAGTGTAAAAATTTTTATGAGAAATTTTTATTTGTGATCTGGCAAGTCACTTAGCTATTAGACATCGTGAATATGATCCGGCTTAACTGAAGGAGTTACTATGAGTAAAAACATAAACCAAACTCTGACAAAGTTAGACTCAATGATGGCAACGTTAGATGTAAAATTTAATACTATAAAAAAGTATAAAGATTGCAACGCAACGTTACCTAAAGAGTTACCTTACATAACTAAGGTTGAAGCTCAGAGAGCTTATCGACTTTTAGTTAGAAAGTTTGGAAGAAAAAAAACAACTAGACCAAAAGGCTATGGAACCAACCGTGAGTTAGAGTGGGTTAATAGAAAAATGTTCATAAGAGAGACAAGACCTTTGGGAAAAAAATCTTATGAGACATGGACTAGAAAATGTTGGATATGCCTTTCAGGTAATCCATCAACTTTGCATAACGGATGGAGAAGATTAATCCATGATGTCCC